TACAAAGCCACAAAAAGAAACTGGCGACCAAATGCAAAGAGTTTCCGAGAACTCGGGCATTGCTTCAAAGCGCATGGACGGGGCTAGTGATTCTTTCATGGGAATGAGCAAGACAGCTCAAGCGGGCGTTGGTGCTTTGGTTGCATTAGGGGCAACAATATTCAAAACCTCAAAAGAAATATTAGAAATAGGGAAAGAAGCAGACAGGCTTTTTACCCTGGGTATTAATCCTGCTGAGCTTAGAGATTTTCAAGATTTGTTTGTTGAGATGGGGGCAGGCGCAGAGGGTGCGACACAATTAGTTGAACAGATTAAGCAAGCTCAAAATTTACTTAGAAGAGGTAAAGAATCACCTTTTTTAAATAACTTAATTGAGCAATTTAATGTAGCTTTTGACTCTACGGATTCAGTTGATGAGATAATAAGGAAGCTCAGAAAACGTGTAAGAGCTGAGAGCATGGACATAGGGCAAGTCTCAACCCTAGTAGGGAATCTTGGTTTAGACGCTTCATTTAGCAAGGTTCTAATTGCCACAGAAGCAGAATTTAGCAATGCAGTAAAAACCAGTATGCAATACGCAAAAGTAACCAAGGAACAATTGAAAGTTACTCAGCAGTTAAATGATGAATTTAACCGATTGCAACAGGATTTAAAAAGATTGACAGAAAGTGTTTTAGTTGATTTCGCTGATGAACTCCTGGCAATAACCAAATTTATAAGGGGATTTGTTAAGGGAGACATGGAGTTAAGGAGCATGAGAGGAGGTCTTGGAATGGCGGGGCTTGATGCTAAGGTTTTGAGAGCTCCCATTAGCCCTGTTATTCCACTTGAATCTATGGCGGGTAGGCTGATGAGAAGCGGAGCACCTGCAAGCCCTACTCAATTATATAACATTACAATAAATGTTCAAGATGGCGACCCCAATAAAATAAGAATGGAAATGGAACGCTTTTTTAAAAAACAAAACAATAAAACAAGAGCCTTGAAATAATGCAACTTTTTGAGAGAAATTATCTTTTGCGAGTTTCAGACCTGGACGACCAAAATAATATAGTTCAGTTTGAGGTTAGACCACCTTTTAATATTGAGTTCGAGTGTAATAGGAAATACTCTAAAACTGAAAGTTCGGGTTCTTTGGATATAAATATTTATGGTCTTGGCGAGAAGAAAAGATTATTGCTTTCAAAAAGAAATTATGAGTTTGCTGAGGGATTGATAATTGACAACGGGTCTTTGAAATCCAATCCTATTGACGGATTAAAAAAGGTAAATACTGACAGGGGCGGGAAAGAATTAATTGTTGAGTTGTTTTTAGGGTATGGTGACGACACAAATCTAAGGCGTGTTTACATAGGTGAGATAAGGCAGGCTAAAAACTCTTTGTCATCTACTGGTTTTGAAACTTCTATTGAGTGCATAAGTGACTTGTCAGCTAGGCAAAGGTCATACACAACAAGAACTATAACAAATAAAGTTGACGCAATAGAAAAGCTTATGCTTGATGCAGGCTTAGAGGTTGGGAATATACAGCTTTCAAGTAATGAATATATTAGGCCAAAGATAATTAGCGGAAGGCCATTAGAGGTTCTTTATAAAATGGCCAACAATTCAACTGAGAAGTTTTTTACTGATAACGGCAAAGGGTATTATATACCCAACTTCATTGATGTTAATGACGGATCAGAGCCTATTTTAGTAAACGCTGAGAACGGATTATTAAACACACCGAGCCGTCAGTCTGAATTTGTTACGTTTAAGAGTATGATTAATCCTAATTTTGAATTAGATTCTAAAATAAAACTAGAAAGCTTTGTTGATCCAACTGTAAACGGAGAATATCAAATATTCGATTTGACGTATATAGGAGAATATGAGGGAGCTAGTTGGGTTGTAGATATTCAAGCAAGAGCTATAGGAGAGACTTTGTAGAATGAGACAGATTGAAAACATAGGCGATGAAGGGTTTCAAAACCATAATATTTTGCTTGCTGATGGAGATATAAATTTACAAATAAGATTTCTTTCATCTGTTCAGTTTTGGCAAATGTCAGTGACTTATCAAGGCAAGTCAATTAATGGTGTTAAAATGTCTTGTGGCGTAATACACATGAGATCAGCAAATTTTCCATTTGATTTTATAATTACTGATGAGAGTGGGGCAGGAATTGACCCATACAAATCAGATGACTTTTCAAGTGGGCGTAACATAGTTTATTTATTAGATTCTGATGAGATGGAGCAGATAAGAGGACAAGAGGTGAACTGATGCCCGATTATTCACTAATAGAGGTTTTTAATAGTATACTTGACAAAGAACTTTCAAACGTTCACACTTCATTAGTTGCAAGAGTTGAGAAAGTTAATGAAAAAACTATTGACGTTCTGCCTGTCACTAAAAAAGTTTTAAACGGGTCTATTATTGACTGGGAAGTTTTTAAGGATGTACCACCTATATTTTTACAAGGGGGCGGATCTTATGAGGCTATGCCAATTGCAGTAGGTGATTATTGCTTATTGTTTGTAACAGAAGATTGCACTGATAGATGGTATGGAGGAGATGACAACCTTGAGCCTAATGAAGATAGAAGATTTGATTATTCTGATTGTTTTGCTCTTGTGGGAGTTAATCCATTGAATAAGGCAATTTCAATACCTAGTGTATGGAATTCAAAGGGCGATAGAGATATTGAAGGCAATTGGACGCACACTGGGAATATAAACTTAACTGGAAATCTAACCGTAACAGGCGACATAATATTAAACGGTGTTTCTGTTGATGATTTCATTAAAACTCACACTCACGGTGGAGTGCAAACAGGCGGAAGCAATACAGCACCACCAAACCCACTATAAGGATTTATTATGTCAGTTTCAAGATTAGATAAGGATGGCGATTGGACTTTTGGCCAACAGCTAGCAGGATATATAAGAGGGTCAGAAGAAGTAAAACAGAATGTTTTAACCAGGATTAAGAGTTTTCAGAGAGATTGGTTCATGGATCAATCAGCGGAAATAGATTGGTTTAATATACTTCAAAACAAAAACACACAACAAGTGACTGAGAACCAAATAACAAGAACTGTTTTAGGCACAGCAGGAGTCACAAGACTAGATGAACTAAATCTAGTTATTGACACACAGAATAGAAAAGCTACTGTATTCTTAACATATACAGATATTTACGAAAACACTCAAACCATTGATACAGGGGTTCAGTAATGGCACTAGGATTCACACAAGACGGAATAACCGTTGAAACTTTTGACGAGATATATAACCGTATTGCTGAGGGTATTAAAGCTATTTACGGTGCTGATATTGATTTGTCGCAAAACACCCCCGATGGCCAAAGATTGGGTATCATTGCAAAAGAAATATTAGACGGTCAAAGTTTTGGAGCATTGCTATACTCTCAGTTAGATGTAGATTTTTCATTTGGGACTTTTCAAGATGTCATTTGCAAGATAGCAGGAGTATTTAGAAGCCCTGCAAAGAAATCTCAAGCTGATATTGATATTGTTACTGATAGAGATTTGACTCTTGAGGCAGGGTACACTATACAGGATGACAACGGGCAAAAGTGGCTTACTGATTCAGACAATATTTTAAACAATGGCGCAAATGTAATTACAGTTTTTGCTGACTCATTTGGAGAGATACAGGCAGAATCTAACACAATAACAACTCCAGTGACTATAGTTTTAGGTGTTGTCTCAGTTAACAATCCTTTGCCCGCTATTGTTGGCATTGATGAAGAGAGCGATGAGGATTTGCGCATTAGAAGAAATAAAATGCTTGAGAACCCCGCATATTCAACTTTGGGTTCAATTATATCTAAGTGCGCAGGATTGGAGGGCGTAACCGATGTCATAGGATACGAAAACTCAAGCTCTTCTTATGACGGCGTTTTAGATATGGACGCTCACTCAATATGGTTAATTGTTGAGGGCGGAGAAATAGCGGACATTGCTGAGGTAATAGCAAAGCAAAAGACAGGGGGAACTCCAACCAAGGGCTCAGTCACAGCGACTTATCAAGAAGAAATTGAGAGGCCAAACGGATCTACATTAACGCTTGACAGAGATTATAATTTTGACAGGCCTGTTGAAGTTCCTTTGTATATAAAAATGGACGCTGAAAGGCGTTTTACAGGTCAAGCGATTGATATTGATCTAATAAAAGAGACTATAGCAAAAAGAGAGTATGTAATTGCAGAGGATGCAGACGCTTCAAGCCTTTATGGTGATGCGTACCAGGCAGGGACGAATTTTATTTTATACAACTTAGAAATCTCAGACGATGGTTTAACTTACACTGATATGAGCATTGTTAGCGGTGCGGGTAATAAGTTTACTATTGACGAGGCGAAGATTGATATAACAGAGATTTAAAAAAATGTCAGATTTTACCGATTTATACAAAGAGTATTTAATACTTCAATACTACAATAAGCCTAAGGCGGTTGCTGAAATTCAAGTATACTCAGAAGAGTTTGAAAATAATTTCAACTTCTTAAATGATTTCTTCACTGAGTTTGACCTTGACCAAGCGACAGGGGATAGGCTTGATTTGATCGGAAAAATCGTTGGAATATCAAGGATTGTTGAAGAAGGAGTTCAAAAGTTTTATTTTGGTTATGCGGGAGCAGGAAATGAACTTGCTTATGATGAAGGGAGATACAGGGGTGATAGTGATGTTTTGGCTACTCCCACTCAGCTAGATGACGGGCAGTATAGGATTTTCATCAAAGCAAAAGTTACAAAAAATACTTCATCATCAAAAGTCGTCTCAGATGAGAGAACAGGTTTACAGCAATCTATAAGCGATTTATTCAATAAAAAAGCTTATGTTGTAGATAACTTAGACATGACAATGACAATAAATATTGATGACGATGTTCCTACAAGTGACGTTGACCTTATTGTAAATGCGGGTTTACTCCCAAATCCTCAAGGTGTAAGTTTTATTATTAATTATATTCCAGTGGTTTAATATGAGAAGTTTTAGTTATTCAGAAAAATTCATGATGATGTTTACGGGCGGTAAGGGTGGAACTCCACTACCCCAAGAACCCACAGGGTACACCTTCAAGGGCGAGTCATATTCTCCCGATGATTTCACAATTGTCACAGGCGACAAGATAAGCGAGTGGGACGATTTAAGCACCTTTGGCAATGACTTAGATCAACCCACTGCAATCAATCAGCCGACATATATTGAATACGATCTAGTTACTCAGTACACGGCATCAAATCAGCCTAAGATTGAATACGACAAGATTGTAACTCAAGACAACGCAAGCAATCAGCCCACAGTAGTGGACACGGGTGGAGGCGTGACGGCTTTGGAGTTTGGTGATTCACAATATTTAGATAAACTACCTTTAAGCGATAGCTTTACTTTAGAAATCACAGATATAAGATGGAATAATGCGGGTGGTGGTATTCTGTCAAGTGAGACAACGTCTTGTAGATTAACAAGAAGCACGAACACTTATAATCTAGTAACGGATTTAGGGAATGTTTTTAATTTAGGCTCCTATATTCATGCAGATGGATCATCTTTTAAGTTAGTAAAAGATGGTAATTCTATGGAATTATTCGAGGATGGAATAAAGCAAAATACAGTTGATCTTACTGGCGAGACTTTATCTCTATCGAGATTAAGCCGAGTAATGGGTAATTTTCAAGGGACAATATCATCGGTTAAATTTTGGAACTCAGCCGACTCAAGCGGTGAACCCAACTTCACCCTAGACGCATCAGACATAACCAAATTCAGAACATCAGCCAACGAACAGGCTTTAATCGGCGATGACGTTGCTAAGTGGTACGCTAATGA